CTAAAAAAAGAGGTATCAGATATTAAATTTATATTTAATCGTCTAGACACAGCTATTGAAAAAATTACTGAAGTAACTACTTCTGTGAACCGTATGCTTGCTGTACATGAAGAAAAACTTTCTCAACAAGAGGAAGCTTCGAATCGTGCTAATAAAGAATTTAGTGATGACATAAGAGAATTACATTCTCGTATTACTACAAATTCCAAAGAAATGGCGGAGATGATTACTAAGTACCAAATTGAACAGTCTGCACATATAGAAAATTTAAGAAGTGACCTTAATGGTAGGGTTGGTGTTCTAGAAAAGTGGAGATGGTTAATTATTGGTGGTTCTATTGTAATTGGATTTGCAATACAAGAAATGCCAATTTGGGGTTGACATCGTAGTGTAGTTGTGTTATTATACTATAATGTATATTGAACAAAAGTATCTACTCATAGCTTCATCGCAATTACAGCTGTTTAAAAAGAAGGGAGATTTTCTTTTTAACTTTCGCTGCCCTTATTGCGGAGATTCTCAAAAAAATAGGTCAAAAGCCCGTGGATTCGTGTTTCGTAAAGAAGCGAATCTTATATATAAATGTCATAACTGCGGTAAAGGTGCTAGTTTTCAAAACTTATTAAAGCACGTTGACCACAAGATTTACGATGACTATATATTTGAACGATACAAAAAGACTGATGCTGATGTTCCAGACATTGGTAAATTCCAACAACCAAGTTTTATGAAGGGCCCTTCTCCACTCAAATCTCTTAAAAAGATATCATCTTTGAAACATGATCATCCTGTTAAGAAATTTGTGGATAATAGACGTATTCCTACTACGGCCCATTTTGAATTGTTCTTTACCCATAAGTTTTATGAATGGGTGAATAAGGTTGTACCTAACAAATTCCCTTCTTTGAGGGGCGACCATCCTAGATTGGTAATACCTTTCTTTGACGAAAATAATAAAATGTTTGCCTTTCAAGGGAGAGCTTTCGGAAATGAACAACCAAAATACATCACCATCAAACTTGACCCAGATAAAGAAAAAATTTATGGTCTTAATAGAGTGGATAAAAATAAACATATCTTTGTGGTTGAGGGGCCCATAGATAGTTTATTTTTAGACAATTGTATTGCTGTTGCTGGTGCAGATTTTATGAAGCTACCAAAAGAAAATACTACCGTTATTTTTGATAACGAAAGGAGAAATTTAGAAGTATTAAAACAGATTGAAAAAACTATTTACGAAGGATATGAAGTCGTTCTCTGGCCAGACGATATGAAAGAAAAAGATATTAATGATATGATTTTGGCTGGTAAAACTAAAGAAGATATACAAACAATAATAGAAAAAAACTCTTATCAAGGCAATATGGCTATGATAAGGTTTGCAACATGGAGAAGACGCAATGCCTAGTAACTACTTACCAACCTCATACCAAGAATTTATACATCTTTCTAGATATTCACGATGGTTACCTTCAGAGGGTCGCAGAGAAACATGGAATGAAACTGTAACAAGATATTTTGATTTCTTTACAGAGCATGTAAAAGAAATGTGTGAATATGATATAACTGACAAAACAAGAAATGAACTTGAGGTTGCAGTATTAGGTCAACGTGTTATGCCATCTATGAGGTGTTTAATGACTGCTGGAGAGGCGTTGAAGCGAGAAAACATTGCTGGATACAACTGCTCATATGTTGCGGTAAGTCGTATTCAAGCGTTTGACGAAATTCTATATGTTCTTATGAATGGTACTGGTGTTGGTTTCTCTGTAGAACGTCAGTTTGTAGCTGAACTTCCAACAGTAGCTGAAGAGTTTCATCCATCTGATACTATTATTACAGTTGCGGACAGTAAGATGGGTTGGGCTAAAGCATTTAAAGAACTGATGGGTATGTTGTACATTGGTCAAATCCCTAAGTGGGACTTATCAAAAATACGTCCTTCTGGAGCACCACTCAAAACATTTGGTGGTCGTGCCTCTGGCCCAGCTCCACTAGAAAACCTTTTCAACTTTACAACCAATATTCTTAAAAACTCTGCAGGTCGTAAATTGACTTCATTAGAGTGTCACGACATTGTATGTAAGATTGCAGAAGTAGTGGTCGTAGGTGGTGTTCGTAGGTCTGCTCTTATCAGTCTTTCTAATCTATCTGATGATCGTATGCGTCATGCTAAGTCAGGTCAGTGGTGGGAACAGAATCCACAAAGGGCACTTGCAAACAACTCAGCAGCATATACAGAGAAACCAGATATTGGTATATTCATGGATGAGTGGACAGCACTCTACAATTCAAAGTCTGGTGAAAGAGGTATCTTTAATCGTGCAAGTGCAAATCGTATGGCTGAAGTAAGTGGTCGTAGGGTTACTGAGGGACATGAGTTTGGTACGAATCCATGCAGCGAGATAATTTTGCGTGATAGAGAATTTTGCAATTTGAGCGAAGTTGTAGTAAGACCAGAAGACACAAAGGAGTCTCTTTTGGAGAAGGTTCGTCTTGCAACGATTCTGGGTAGTTTTCAATCTACTCTTACTAATTTTAAGTATGTATCTGCAGCATGGAAAAAGAACTGTTCAGAAGAAAGACTTCTTGGTGTTTCACTAACAGGTATCATGGACAACTCTCTTACAAATGGTAAGACAAAAGGTCTTGAAATTTTACTGGAAGAGTTGAAAGCTCAAGCAGTGAAGGTAAACAAGGAATGGTCAAAGAAACTAGGTATTCCACAGTCTGTTGCTATAACTTGCGTTAAGCCATCTGGAACTGTATCGCAATTGGTTGATGCAGCATCAGGAATACACGCAAGACACAATCCTTACTATGTTCGTACTGTTCGTGGTGATAAGAAAGACCCATTGACAATGATGATGACGGACATGGGATTTCCTGTAGAAGATGATGTAATGAATCCTACAAACACAGCTGTGTTTTCTTTCCCTATGAAGGTTGACAAAGGTGCTGTGTTTAGAACAGATATGGATGCCATCGAACAATTAGAACTGTGGTTAACATATCAAAAGAGTTGGTGTGAGCATAAACCATCTGTTACTATTACAGTGAAAGAAGATGAGTGGATGGACGTTGGTGCATGGGTATACAAAAACTTTGATTGGATGTCTGGTGTATCATTCTTACCATTTAGTGAACACACATATCAACAAGCACCTTACCAAGATACAGACAAGGAAGGTTATGAGTTGTTACTAAAACAAATGCCAAAAGAAGTAGATTGGGCAAAACTTTCTGAATATGAATCTCAAGATATGACAATTGGTGCTCAAGAATTAGCTTGTGTTGCTGGTGCTTGTGAAATAGTATGAAGTTAGTAGTATGTGAATCCTGTGATGCTGAGTTTGCTATAAAACACCATCTTGAAACCCGACTATATAAAGTAGCTCATTGCCCATTTTGTGGCGATGAGTTAAATGAAGAGCTAGAAGATGAGCTTGATGATTATGGGGAAGATTATGATGATTGAATACACTAAATGAAAACTCAGAGTGCGAAAGCTAAAGGTCGTAGATTTCAACAATGGGTGCGTGACCAATTAATAGAATCTCTTGATGTTCATCCAGAGGACGTAGAATCTAGGAGTATGGGTGCTGGTGGGGAAGACCTCATCATGGCTCGTGCTGCTAGAGCAAAGTTTCCATATTCTATTGAATGTAAGAATCAAGAGACTTTGAACGTATGGAAATCATATGAACAATCACAATCTAATTCTGGTAACTATGAACCTGTTCTTTTTATTAAACGTAATAATCAAAAGCCTTTAGTTGTGGTTGATGCAAATTATTTTATTAATCTACATAAAAACTCTTGACATTACTACCGAATCATGGTACTGTAAAGTATAATAGTGGAGATAAACTAAATGATTGATGTTACTATAGCATTTTCGATTACAACTGTTGCTTGTATAGCAACGTATTTTTGGGGTAAGTCTCAGAATAGTATAGAATTTATTACCGATAAGCTCTTGGAGACTTTAAAATCTGGTGGTTATATAAAAACTAAATTAGATAAAAATGGTGAATTAGAATTAATTAAATTAGAGGACTTAAATTAAGTGAAAAAGGATAGAGAAAAAAGTGGTTTAACTGTTGAGGTTCGTAATAACGATGTCAATGGTGCGATGCGTGTTTTAAAGAAACGTATGCAGAACGAAGGCGTACTCAATGAGTTGCGCGAGAAAACCCACTACACTGGAAGAAGTGAAAAACGTAGACTTGCTAAAAAAGCAGGTCGGCGTAGGTGGTTAAAAAAGCAGAGTGAAAAAGAAACTACAGAAGGAAACTGAAATGGCTAGAAAGAAGATTATAGCTAGTACTGAAAATAATGGTTGGGTTGCACCAAAGGTTCGTAAAAAACGTAAACCTATGACTGAAGATCAACGTATTGCTGCAGCAGAAAGACTTGAAAAGGCACGTGCAGCTAGATCACCCGCTAAGAATGATTCTGTGTGTTCTTATGTTCTTGATAAGGGAGATGATCATCCATTATCAGCAAAAAAAGTAAAAGAGTGGATTAAAACACAAAAATCTCTGGCTTCAGCATATAGATCAGAAGTTCGAAGGGATGTAAAAAGTTCACACATAAAACTAGCTGACAGTACGGGTTATGTTAGAAATATGCAACACTACCTAAAACACGGCGATTGGTGTGATGAATTTTATGGCGAATACGCAGAAAAGAGGGTAAAGTGGAAGACGATACACCCAGCGGGATAAGCAATGTTGTTAAGGGCCCGTGGTCTAGAGTAAAGGTTGTTAACCCACTTGAGACTGATAGACTTACAGAAGACATGGTTTTTATTGATGAGGTTGCTGAAAGTATTATGATTCCTACAATACATAATCTTGCAGAGAACGGCGTAGATATAAAGGATAAAGAATTTTTATCTGAAATTGGTTTTTTAAATGAGATAATAAAATGTATTATGTTTAGAACCTTTGACTATGCCCATCCATTATCAGAACTTATTAGTTCGGTAATGAAATCTGAAACTGAAAACTCAGTACAAACTTATGCAAAGTTTGACCATGATTTACTAACTAAAGTAGTTATAAAAATAATTGAAGAAGAACATTTAGGAGATGACCCGGCGTGATAATAATTGATATGAACCAAATCTCATTAGCCAGTCTAATGATGCATTTAAATATGACTAAGGCAAAGTTGCCCGATGAGAGTATGGTGAGACACATGATACTCAATTCAGTTCGTATGTATAGAACAATGTTTAATGAAGAGTATGGTGAGATAATTCTTACTTATGATTCTAAACATTATTGGAGAAGAGACTTTTTTCCTCAGTACAAAGCAAATCGTAAAAAGAGTAGAGATGCTGACAGTAAAGATTGGAATGCTATCTTTGAAATTCTAAACAAGATTAAGGCGGAGATTAAAGATAATCTTCCATATAAATTTCTTGAAGTCTATGGTGCAGAAGCTGATGACATCATAGCTACATTGTGTAAATTTACTCAAACAGAAAAAGATCGCAGTAGAAATGAGAAGATTATTATTGTATCTGGTGATAAGGATTTTATCCAATTACAAAAATATGTGAATGTAAAACAATATAGTCCTATTCTTAAAAAGTATGTAGACGGCCATGTTCCAGAAACCTATATAAAAGAACATATACTTAAAGGTGATACTAGTGATGGAGTACCTAATGTTCTATCGCCAGATAATACATTTACTGATGGATTAAGACAAAAACCTTTAGGAAAGAAAAAGATTGCAACTTGGTTGGACATTAATATAGATGATTTACAGGATGAGGTCAAAAGAAATTACCAAAGAAATGAAAAACTCATTGACTTGAGTAAGATTCCAAATGAACTAGAAAGTGAAATACTAACAGAATTTCATGGAGCTCCATTTGGTGATAGAAGCAAACTACTAAATTATTTTATAAAAACAAGATTGAAAAATCTTACTGAAACAATTGGAGAATTTTAATATGCCAGAACAAACTTACACACCGCTGTTTTCTGAGATACTTGACAAAGTACATAAAGCAAAAACTAAAGATCAAAAGGTAAAAATCCTTAGAGATAATAATACTGATGCATTACGCATGGTACT